ACTTGTTCATTTGCAAAGTGGGAACAGGCATACCACCTTCAGTGGGAACATAGATGGTAACATTACCTTTGTTGGAACCTTCTTCCAGACCAGTGATATACAGATACTGGAGATACTCACGGTTATCTTTCAGACTATCACCAATGATTTGGTTCGCCTTAGCAACACCAGTGGCACGAATGATTTCAGCATCAGCAAGTTGTTGTGCCGAATCTTTCTTTGCTTGTGCTTCCAGAACTGCTACCTGGCGAGTATATTCTGCCTTTTGTAGTTCTGCTTTACCAGCAAGAGATTGTTGCCACACATTGTAGAGTGGCCCACCAAAGAATAGCAGAGCAACAACAACTACAAATCCGCCACCAAAAATAATAGCAACAGGGGTGTTAGGGTCATTGTAACGGGTCATTTAGAAGAACCTCCAGTGGATTTAAAAATAGCATTAGCAAGGAAGATGATAGCAAAGTTCTGCCAGAAGGTCAAGGATACACCAAACCAAGACAGAATGAGACCAAGCAACCATGCTTCAAAGAATAGTCCAGCAACAAACAGGACAATTACACCAAAAGCAAGACCAAGAGCAGTAGAGTTTTTCATAATCAATTTTTGTTAAAACGATTGGACCAGAGTTCATAAGAACGTTTTTTCATACCTTCAAGCATTTCATAACGTTTACGAATTTCAGATTCTGGATTAAGTTCATAAGCATCAAAGATCAAAGTTGATCCAAGTGCAAAATCAATTACTTCAAGAGAATGATTTAAAATATCATTTAGAAGATCATGCTCTTCAAATGTAAATTCCATAGTAACAGGTTGCTGCTTACAGTAGTTGGTTTCATTCAACTCTTCTTCAGAATTTACACTCTCAGCATATTCAGCAAAGTTTGGAAGAGAAATCATTGTTGTGTTTGATTTACCCTCATAATATACGGCATAAAAAATGCCCCGTCAAGGGGCAGTGGTCAGTCATCAATCTGTCACATCATATAATCTTAAATAATTTCCTCTCCAATCTGCTATAGAGATGGAGTTTTCTAAATCATACACTCTATCTTTATATGGGGATGTTTGAGATGCTGGTTTGTAAAGATTTCCATTTTCCATATCAATGAAACAATGGGTATTAGTAGTACCATCATAGGCATCTTGAACTACTTTATAATACTTTTTACCCTGATCATATCTAAATTTTAAATAATTACCAGAATTTATATCGGATATTAACTTTTCATTTTTTTCAACATCTATACCAGAAGAAATTAATCTAGAGGATATTCTTAGAGTTTCATTACAATAGTCTGTATTCAAATGTTCACACAATTTTTCAGTATTATCAATAATTTTTTGTACCTTTTCTAAGGCAACAACTCTTTTTTCTGGAAATAAAGAAAAGTAATTTTCGTCCATTTATACTACACATTAATACTATTATGTATTAAATTATTCGGATAAAGATGCTCCACGCCAATTTTTTGGTTCGGGAGGATCACATTTTCCTTCAAGCGAACGAACTAAAAGTTCAGTAAAAAGTTCCATTTTTTCTGGATGAACTGCTGCTGGATTATGATTAATTGCATCTTTTAGTGCAACTAATTCATTCCACTCATCTGCAGTAAGATTTTCTGAACGATTTGAATAAAGTGACATTGATAATTTTGTGTTGTGTGTTGGTATTCTAACAGTATTTAATTAAAATCTCTGTTTTTTAATGTTATCTTCATATTGTAGTAACATTACTTTACATTATACTGTTCTTTGTATTTTTTAATACTTCTTTTAATATCTTTCATCTCTGGTATAACTTCAAAGGTATTTTCTCCCCTGAATTTATCTCTTTTAATTGTTTCCTTAAAATATCTCAACGCATATTTTATATGATGAGGTTCTTTAAGAGTTTCAATCACATGAACAAATTTACTGGTAATGTCAGTCTTGTATGTCTCGTTGTAGTTTTTTATAAAATTTTCAATTTTAATTACAATATCGGTTTTAAACTCATCGGATAATGCTCTCAAATCATAATTACATATTTCCACAGACAAATCAAAGTTTAAACAGTTAAATTTTGGTGAAATATAATCTATTTCAGTCAAATAAGTAATTAACTCTGGTAATCTGAATACGTTATGGCACCCTATAACACTGTTCGTTTTTCTGTTAAAACCTTCAGAAACTATAATTTTTAAATTCTTTTGAACAACATTCCAAACTGTTCCCTTTCTAATATGTTCTGCTCGTTTTTCAATTTCATCAATACTAGCAATTACAGTTAATTTTTCAGGGTTCCATTTACGCCAATAATCTAATACATGATATGATTTATATTTCATAATCGACATATTAGTATTATAAGACAAATGTATATCCGTCTTATTATGATCCAACAAAATATCAAGTAACTCATAATGTTCATCCATTATGAGCGTCTCACCTCCAGCAAATTCGATCATTTCTAAATTATCAATTTGATCTATAGCAAATTGACGGAAATCAAAATAATCCGTGACCGATTGACAAGTATTTTCTAAGGTAGGTACGTCATCAGAATCAAAAGATCCTTTTACAGAAATAAAGTGATCTTTTCTATCAACTATTTCCTTATTTTCTTTTGCGATTAATTCACTTTCCCACGGTGTACATGTTCTACACCTGAAATTACATTTATTTTTTAATTTGAAATCCCACCCTCTAAACTTCAATTCAGATATTGATCCATCTTCATTTGTAATATTCTGAATATCATCGAAAGTTGATTTCAACTTTTCATTATTAGCAATTCTTAAACTACATTCACTACCAGTTTCTTCAATTTCTTTACAAACACGACATGCCTCTGGCATCTCATCTTTGAACATATCCAGACGTAGTTGTTTGATGGGATCATCATTCCAAATTTCATCTACACTTTTTTCTTTGACATTACCATAAAGATAATAACTGGCACAGCATGGAGTTACATCACCAGTAGTTAAAATCTCAAGGTACGTCCATGGCATTATGCACCAAGGTGTAGTTCTCATTTTCTATTCCCCAAAAGGACCCCACATACCCCTATCACCATCCATACGATTTTCAAGTCTATCAAGAAGTTCATCAGTCTTGATTAAATTATCAATATTGACAATCATAGATGAGATATGCTTTGCAACAAACGGTTTTTCCTGACGAGCAGCAAAAGCTAACGCATTCCTAAGAGATGCCTCTGCTTCTTTTAAAGATTCTTCAACGGATTTAGAGAGTGCCATAGTTTTAATAATTAATTGTCAAATGTATACCAACCAGTTGCAATGTACTTACTACAAGAGTAAACTGGATTTCCTCTATGTGTATGTGTATATGATGCTGGCCAAATTAGGAATTTTCCTGCTTCTGGTTTAACTCTTAACTTTTGCCAAATGAATTCAGTTTCACCTTCACCATCTGGAATATCATTAAGATAAACCATCCATCCAAGTACTCTACTAGAAGTATGAGTATTGCATTGTTCACAATGCCATTGATGATATCCACCTCTTGGTGGTGTTTTTTGTATTTTAACTTCTTTTGAAGATGCTGTCAATTGTTTGACAGTGAAATACTTATGAGCATATTTGTACATACACTCTGTTAATTTGTTATGTATAATTATAGATTCATAAGGAAGATTTACAAGTCCATTTGTAGAAAAATCATTCCTCCCCAACTCAGTATTTTCAAATTGCGTAACACCATGAATTACATTATTTTGATCACAATTTTGAAAATACTGTTCTATGGTTTCTACAAATTCTTCACACTCATTTTTTAGTATGACATCTTTATAAATTCCGATAAAGTCAATATACTCTTCTATCATCAAATAAACCAAGTTACCACAGAATATCTAGTTCCATTTTTAACTTCCATGATCTCATGAGGATACATAAAGTTTGATGGAAATACTATTGCAGATCCTTTTGGAGCACGAATAACTAACTCTTTATCAAAGAAAGCAAATTCACCACCATCATAATCGTCATTCAAATTAAATGAACATGATACTGACCGAGGAATGTCTTTAAATGAATCTGTATGTAAAGAATAATACCCACCAACATCATATTTCAATAGATCATACCCACTATCAGTATTCACTTCACAATGAGGGAACAATTCGATATATTTTTTCAAAGCTTCACCAGAAGAATTGAATAATAAATGATCAATTTTTTGTCTAGTTTCTGGATTTTTAAGGATGGTATTTGCTTGTGAGATACTTATAATATCACAATTTCTAATTTGCTTGTTAATGTTACCATCACCAGTTCTACTCTCAACCCAATCATTACTTGAAATATATTCATCAAGAATTAAATCACAAGTTTCATCAGGAACTACATTGTAAAATATTTTGATGTATTCATCTAAAGGCGTTTTACTTTTATGAGTAACAATTGCCTCCTTTTCTTTAACAATTAATGTTGGAGAACTATTTGGTTTCTCTTCAACCTCAGTTTCTTTGAAGATGTCATTAGAAGAAGTGTATTCTTTCTTATCAAAATAAACATTTGAATAAGGACCTCGACTTCTCACATAGTGAAGAAATACTTGAGAGCAAAATTCTCCTGTAAATTCTTCTCTCCAATGAGTAGCAGCACACCCAAGATAAATCATGGCGTCACCAGGATTTAATTTAACAGATCGCTTTTCTCCAGTTGGAGTTAAAATCCAAATATCCCAAGGAATATCACAATCTAAATTTACAGTTAGAGATATTTCACAAGACTTTCTATCAACATGTGGGGGAAGAGTATTTCCTGTTTTATATACTCTAGAATAAGAATAAGTTGGCAAAACAGTTTCACCAATAATTCTAGAAACCTCTGGAGTTTTTTCACATAATAGTTCTAAAAATGAAATATAATCATATTTTGAACGTGACTGCTCTACTTGACTATCACCAAGAAGATTGTTTTTTTCAGAGTATGATATAAATTCATGAGATAATTTAATCGCCCTATCAGTCTCAATAAAATTTGGTACGACAAGATAGTTATTTTCTAGTAATTCTTTAATCATATATTCAAATAAAAAATAAATTAATTCTATTCGTCTTCTGTTGTTTCTGCTTCTGGTTCTGTATCACCACTACCATCATCATCTATTTCCAGTTCATCCAATAAAGATTCAATGGAGAGAATATAATCTTCCTCATTTTCCTGAGGATTAACTAAATTCACATCTTCCAATAATTCAATATCAAATTCATCCTCTAATAGACTTATATCAAAAGAATTTCTTTCAGTATTTAAAGATTGTATTTCTTCTATCTGCTGTATAATAGAATCATTATTATCTTCAAACAATGACATATCCACTCCATCACTGAATTCAGATATGTTATCAATTACATTTGGTTGAATGATATTTAATATTTGATCATCTGGATTTGATAAACTAGCAATTTGAGATTGCATGTTTTGAATTTCATCATTTATTTGATTAGCAATCATCAAATGCATTTTAGATTCTTCATAACTCTTACCCATTACCTGTAAATTTTCCTGGGCTTCTTTATAACTTTGGGACATAAGTTCTAAATTAGACCCAAGTTCTTTGTTATTATTAATTGCCAGTTCATAATTCATCTTAGTTTCATTTAGCTCTCGTTGAAGTTCTTGCATTGCTAAATGCCACATTTGCTGACGTTTATATTCTTCTTCTTCTATTTTTCTTTTTTCTTCAATAATTCTATCTTTTTCTGTATTAAAATGACTGATATATTTTTCTATTGTGATATAGTCAGTAAATTCAAAATTAGGATCTGTATTTCTATACTCTAACTCCCCATGATCATCATACCACTGTACTGCGTGAATATTTTCCTCATCAAATGGCCAATTATCTACAAAATGAATTCCATATCCATCTACTGATATATAATGATCGTCGTAAATAACTGTTAGTCTCATTCGTTTACCTCTCTAACTTCTGTAGGAAGAATTTTTGTATTTTGCTCATTGATAGATGCCTGGAGCATTTGAGCAGCGGCAGATAAAACATTGATATTTGTTTCATTTGCTTTAACCATTTCATTCCTAAAAGATTCAACAGCAGCACCAGTAGATCGTTGTTGCTGAGAATTCTCAATAATCATCATAGGTAACCAATTAATGGCACAAGACCACTCATCCACTTCTTGTCCAGTATTTGGATTCATACCACGAACATGAGTGTACCAAGCACACTTAAGACCTATGCAATCTTTTTTAATTAATGGACAATAACTACCTTGTTTTACTTGCATGATAATATCAATCTTTAATAAAATTATAACATATTTAGTTTAATGTGCAAATTATAGCGTCTACATACTGAACTCTTAGATCCATGGTAGTTGATCCAGTAGTTGATACAGATGCAGTTCCACTAAAACTATGATCATGAGCACCACCACCTACAGATTCATTCATACCAGATGTGGCTGTGCTACCAGCAACTCTAAAAGTACCAGCATTACTGAATGGGTTTGCACCAGACCCACCAGATACTCCTTGAAGACTACTATGGGTATGTTGAGGAATTTGTGTTATTGAAAGAGTTGTTTGTCCAACAGTGTATACTGTTTGTGCAGTTGGTGAAGTTACCTGTGGGGTTGAACTAAATGGTACTGAAATAGGTACAGCTGATGCAGAAAAAGTTGCAGTGAAAGAGTTGGTGCCATTAGATCCACCACCAGTTCCACTAACAACTCTTAATGCTTTATTGTCATGTGTAGTATCTTTAGTCCATCCAGTTGGAGCAGCAGATTGGACAAAAAGTTTTTTTGTTCCAGCAGGATACATCCAATATTTTGAATTTATTTCATTAGAAACGGCAAATCTTATGCCAGTATTTGTTAAGACTGCCATATTAGTTAAATGAGCAAAGAATTACATCAACATATTGAACTCTTAAATCCATTGTGGTATTTCCAGTTGTCGTCAAAGTTACATTACCAACCCATGGGTGAGTGTGGGCACCACCAGTTCCTAAAGGACTATCAACACCACCAGTGGCAGTGTTTCCAGGAGTTCTAAACTGAGATGCTCCAGATGCAGCAGCAGCATCAGATCCAGTCAAACTATTATGTGTATGCTGTGGGATTTGTGCTGTAGTAAGTGTTGTATTACCAATCGTAGCACTAACTGGAGCAGTAACAGAAATAGGAACTGCGATTGCTTTTGCGGTAGCAGGAAAAGCTGATGTAAATGAAATACCACCAGCACCAGCAGTACCACCAGATCCAAAACCACCACCAGTTCCACTAACAACTCTTAATGCTTTATCATTGTGTGTTGTACTTTGTGTCCACCCAGTAGGAGCAGCAGATTGAAAGAATACTGATACCGTAGATTGTGGTATAACTCCATATTTTGATGTTAATGATGTGGCATCACTAAATGTAACACCAGTTGCGGTTAATACTGCCATCTTATCTCAAGATTTCTTTGTTATTTACTTATTTATTGTTATTTAGACTTGTTACTTGTAGAAGAACAATCATGACAATAATAAGAAAATCCATCAGGAAAATATTTTACAATAGAAAAATATTCTTTAGTCAATGGTTTTTCTACACCACACTTATCACAGATCTTGCTCTTTTTTTGATCTTTTTCTGATTTTTTTAACTTCTTTAAGCTCTTCTTTAATTTGCTTATAAGCTGTTTCAACATCAATCTTACCTCCTAACTCCATTGCACAAATAATATCAACTCTAGTACCAAAATGGGCAAGAGCAGTTTCAAATTTATCAAGATCTTCGTACATTAAAGATTTTCCTCTTGTTCAGTAAGAATTTTACAATCAGATAATGGATATGCAACACAGAGCATACTAAAACCTTCATTCATTTGATCATCATCAAGAAAAGATTGCTCTGAATTATCAACTTCTCCTTCAATGACTTTACCTGCACATGAGGAACAAGCTCCAGCACGACAAGAATAAGGAAGATCGACGCCTGCCTCCTCGGCAGCATCAAGAATATATTGATCTGCCTCACATGGAATTACTGTTTCAATTCCGTCAGCAGAAACAAGAGTAATATCAAAAGCCATTTTTAAAATTCTCCTAATTATGGTTATGTAAATTATATGTAGGTGGATTTAATTTGTCAATTTGAGATTGTAATCTGTTTTCAGTCTCATACAATGCATTTGTAAGACCTACATTTTCTTGTTCTAAATTTTCAATCCTAATTTCCAATCTAGAAATTAGTTCTATCAATGAAACATTTTTTCCAAGATTTTCATCTATACAATCAATTACAGGTCTATTCTCTTTTTTTGGACCTAAAATCCAAGGGATTATTTTTTTATATTTTTCAATCATAAAATCCCAACTTCTTTTAGGTATTCACGATAACGCATAAACCTACCTAATCGTGGTTCAACACCAAGACTAGCACAACATTCACAATAAGACAACCATTCAAACCATGGGGTTGTTGGATCTAAAACATGATAAATCATATCTTTTTACTAATAAAATTTGCAATTCTTAAATTAGATTTTGGACCTGGATGAACAAGATCTCTAGATTTATCTACTATTAAATTTGATAACAAGGGACAACGAAGAACTTTTGATGTTTGTTGAAAAAAAGAAAAATTAAAAGTATCAGATTTATTTTCCCACATTTTTATAGTAGATTTAACATGTAAGAGGTTATTCATTATTGTATTATAAGATTTATCATAATTTTCATCTTTATCCAAATAGCTCCATTCTCCCATCAATTCAACATCATTAAAAGTATTATATTTAAGATACCTTAAAAAAGATGTCCAACAAAAAATTACTTTTTTTGGTTTTTTAAATTTTTCAAGTAATGCTAAAGAATTGTGGAATATTAGTTGATTAGATGATCCACCAATTCCCATATTTATAACTGGATATCCTATAATATTTTCCAAATAAGAGGAGATAGTTTCATTTTCATTTACACCTTCACCAAATACAAGGGAACAACCAAAAAGAACTACAGATTTCTCCCATTCGATTTTTTCAAATTCTTTAGTTCTATAACCATATGAATTTATGCCATAAAAAACTTTTTTATTATTATAAATCCAATCTTTTGGTTGTTTCTTTATATTTTTTTGGTAATCAGTTAAACAATCTCTACCACAAAATTCCCATGTTCTATTGGAAAAATTTTTAGTTTCTTCAATTCTTTTTCCATCATTATTATGAAATGATTTATCTGGATAGTAAATAAAATCTAAAAGTTTATCAATCATTTATATATGAATTTATCTTCTTTAATCATATTATTTTTTAGTTTTTCCATATATTTTTTTTGAAAATATTCCCTAATTTTAAGAATAATTTTTTTCATATTATATTAATTTTTTTATCTTATTATATATCTTTTCAGATATAATATTGTGACTTTTTATACCATAATGTACATCATCCCTAGCATAATCTACATTTTTATAATAATCACAATTTATTAGTTTTGCACTATTTTTAAAAAATGAAAATTCATATATTGGGCATTTTTTTGCCCACATGGTTTTCACCATATTAACAAGTAACATATTTGTTAATATGGTGTCAGTAACATCATCTTGACTATTAAAAGTATGTGTGCTGTCTATAGTATTATCAAAATAAGCACCTTTTCTAGATAAAGATGTCCAACCAAAAATTATCATTTTTGGTCTATCATAGGAATGATATAGTGCTAAACAATTATGTGCTATTGTTTTTATACTGGCACCATTTATTCCCATATTAATTACAGGAACTTTAATTAGATTTTCAAGTAGTGCTGGTATTGTTGAAGTATTATCATTACCCGTACCAAAAATATGAGAACAACCAAACATTACTATAGAATTTTTCCAATCAATTTGATTAAATTCTTTTGCCCTATATCCTTCAGAATTTAAGGTGTATTTAACATTTGCATTTCTATAATACCAATCTTTTGGTTTGTAATTTAATACTTCTTGAAATTTATGTTGACTATCACTAGTACAAAAATCCCATGTACCTTTTAATTTTTCTTTTGTTTCATATATGTTTTCATACAATGGTTTATCGCCATAATTATGAAAAGAAAATGACTGTGGTTTAGATAAAAATGTTTTATTTTTTATTGAAGAAAAAGATTCCTCATATTTCATAATTTTCCACCTACCTCACCTTCATAAGTTTTGGATTCAGTGAAACCTTCCTGCCGCCCTTTAAGATAAAAACGGGTTGCTGAAATACATTGCTCTTCAGTGAGAGACGTGATAAGTCCGTTACCTTCTTTGTCATAAGATTGCCAGGTTCCCCATTTTTTTTGTTGAACGTAAAAAGCATCATCAATCATTTGTTCGTCTGTTCTTTAGGACTATTGTACTGTAGCATTCCTTTTTTTGCTACTTGTAGGGAGATCCACTGTTTTAGTTCTGGAGTTTCTTCCCACTCCCAAATTGTTCCATCTTTTTGTGTATGAGTTTTAATTGTCATAGTTTTTCAAAGCAGACACTGTTAAATCTACCAGAAATTTCTTTCAATGTCAATTTAGTGTGTTGAGACTTTACTTCTATTCTTTCAATTATATAAACATCTCCTTGTATTAATATTTTTCTGGGATCATCATTAGACCCCCAATTAATTTGTTCTTGTGAGCATCCAACATATACAACATGATCATTTTCTTTAAAGTAATTCATGAGAATATTTTAACTCCATAAGTTTCTTCCCATTCTTTACAGTCTTTCTCATCATTCACCATTGGTTTTCCTTTGATGTTTAAACTTGTGTTTAATAACATTGGACAACCAGTTTTTTGATACCACAAGTTTAAAAGATCATAAAGATCTGGGTTTTGTCTTCTATTTACAGTTTGAACTCTGCTTGTCTTATCTATATGAACAATTGCTGGAAACTTTTTAAACTGTCTACATCTCACTGCATATTGCATGTAAGGTGAGGTATTCATAGGCATTCTAAAGTATTTTGCAACATGCTCTTCCATGATCACAGGTGCAAACGGTCTGAACTGTTGTCTTTGTTTTATATTGTTAACTATAGATTTAACTTGAGGATCACTGGGATCTGCAAGTAAACTACGATTACCTAATGCCCTAGGACCAAACTCTGCACGACCTCTT